GGAGTAGTGGTTGGGGTTGGTCCAGTCGAGGACGATGGGGCCGCCGGCGGGTGTCACGCGGGGTGTGGCCCGCCGGCGGCCGGTCACGCCGCGGCCTTCCCGGCTGTCCGCCCGGTGCTGCGGACCGGGTCGAGAGCAGCCCGTTCGGCGGGGTCGAGTGCGGCCCAGATGCCGTGTCGGCGTTTGGCTGACCGTCCGGCTTCGATTCCGAGGACCGTCGTCTGGCATGCGGCGCGTTGGGGGCAGGCGAGGCAGATGGCGCGGGCTTCGGCTTGCTCGCCGGGGTTGGTGCTGTACCAGGTGTCGGGGTGACGGGTCCCGGACTGGCACGCGGGGAGACGGTGGGTAACGCGGTAGCTGCTCACTGGGCCAGCCCCTTCCTGCGGCGCTTCCAGCGGGCGCTGGCCTCGTTTCTGCACGTTCGACAAAGTCGGCGGTTACCGTGCATATAGGTGTTCGCCGCGTTGAATTCGTGGCCGCGTACGCAGTGAGTCCGGGGGTCGTACGCGGAGGTACGCTCACGGGACCGGGCCGAGTTCTCGAACGGCGTCACTGCCTCTAGATGGGCTACGTTCACGCAGGCGCGGTTACGGCACAGGTGGTCGAGTTGCAGCCCGGCCGGGATCGGCCCCACCTTGGCTTCGTAGGCGGCTCGGTGGACCTGGACGTAGCGGCCTTGTTCCGCATCTTTGATGCGTCCGTACCCCCAACTGTCCTTTTTGCCAGTCCAGACCAGGCATCCGCCTTCAGGCCGTGTGCGATTCTGGATGCGGGTCATGATTGGAATTCGTTGGCCCTTGACCGGCATCAAGCCACCGCCCCGAGGTCTGGCCATGTGGCCTTGGTGACCGCCGCGCGGTTGGCCTGCGGCATGACCGTGATCGGATGCCCCAGCCAGTCCCGGCCAGCAGCCATCAACACCACGGCATCAGCGGCGTTGTCATTACCGCCAGTGACCCAGTCGGGCCAGCGGCGGGCGACCGCATCGACGACGACGGACTTGGCAGCGTTGCCTTTGCCGGTGGCGTAGAGCATCCGCTGGTTGGTGGAGATCAGGCCGACGGGGATCTCGGCGTCGGTGAGGCAGCCGTAGATCTCCCACCACAGCCAGGCGCGTTCGTGGGCGCCGCCGCCGGAGCGGGAGGGGGCGGGGAGTTCGAGGACGGCGAGGTGGGGTCGGCCGATGTTTTCGATGATGTGGTTGCGGACGTCGCGCATGGCGGCCAGGCGGCGGGGGTGGGGGAGGCCGGTGATGGGGTTTTTCTTGTTGGTGTGGCCGACGACGCGGCACCAGCCGTTGCTGCTGGCGATGCCGGTGGCGGTGAGGCTGGTGTCGAGGCCGATGACGAGGGGCCCGGCCCCTGCCCCGGCTGGTGCCGGGGTGGGGGTCTCGGGGGTGAACAGGGCGGCGGTCACTGGTGGTCTCCTGCCGGGGTGACGGCGCTGCATGTCCAGCAGCGGGCCGAGCCGTCGGCGCGGACGGCGGAGTAGCGGGTGCGCATCTCTTCGGGGCAGTAGCGGTATTCGCCGGATTCCGCGTCATCCAGACCCCACGGGGCAGCCACGAAGTCGGCGTAGGCGGGCAGCGCGACCTCGGCAGCCGTGTGCGGTACCCGCAGCCCGCGCCGTAGCGGCAGGACGCGTTCGCCCCGTGCGAGGCGCAGGACAGCGATGAAGCCGCCAGCGGCGAGGACGCCGTAGATGATGGCGCTCACGCGGTCACCCCCGGCTTCGGCCCGGGCTTGGGCCGGACGGTCAGCAGGCCCACGTCGCCGGTCTTCGTAGCGTCGTCCAACTGCTTCCGCGTGACGGCGAGCTGGCGCCGCAGCGTGGCCAGCTCACTCGGCTCATCCACATCGCCCGCGGACCGGTCGCCGAGCTTCTTCTGCAGCTCTTCGACCTGCTCACGCAGGATGGCGTTGTCTGCGTCGAGGCGTTCGTTTTCGTCGTGCATCCGGGTGTACTCGGCGGTGACGCGGTGGACGTTGAAGCGCTCCGTGGCCAGGTCGCGCAGTGCGTTGTCGCGTTCGGCGAGGACCCGCTGGTACTGCTCGGCGTCCACCGGTGCCTGGCCCTGGGTCTTGCGTCGGCGGATCATGAGCGGGCCCCCGATCCGGGCTGCGCGGCCGCCGGCCACTCGGAGGCGCCGGGCTCGTCGTCGACGAACTCGCCCTCGATCGGGCCCTCGTCGTCGTCCTCGTCGGGCAGCACGGCGGGCATCAGGGCCGGGGCGCTACTGGTCGGCAGTTGCGTGACCGTGGCGGTCGGCGGCTCGTCCTTGCGCCACTCGGTGGACGTGGGCACCCACGGCTCCAGCCGGTGGGAAGCGGTCTTGAGGACCATCTGGTCGAACCACTTCACCCACGGCGAGGTCGGGCTCTTGCTGCCCTTGGACTCGGCACGGACCTTGTCGAGGTACTTCCGGTTGAGGATCACGATGCGAGACGGGGTGCCGTCCTGGAACAGCCCGTAGGAGAAGGCGCCCTTCACCTCGCCGCGGTCGGAGAACCAGTCCGCGTGGTGGTACGGCACCTGTTGCGGGCCTTCCCACCGAGGCGGCTGGTGGGTGTCGACGGTGCCCGGCATCCACACGAACTCGTCGTTCTCGTAGACGATCTCGACTTGGACGACCTTGATCTTGCCGCCCCGGTAGATGCGCTCGATGACTCCTCGGTACCCCTCGATGCCCTGGATTTCGTTGCCGTACGGGACGAGGTAGAAGGACTTGGAGGCGGGCTCGTGGCCGAGGCGGGCGCATTCGAGGAGGGCGTTCATCAGGGAGCCGGGGTTGCGGGTCGCGATCCGGCGGAGGTTCTCGTCACGGCGCAGCGCGCCGGTGGCCAGCCGCATCCACACCTCACCCTTGACGTGGGACGGCAGGGCCCCGGTGAGGTCTTCGCGGTGCTGGCGGACGATGGCCTCGGGTCCGTTGTCGCGTACGGCGATGGCGTTGGAGATGGTGTTCTCGGTCATCGGTTCTCTCCGAGGTGGGTGCGGGCGATGTCGTGGGCGTGCTCGATGAGGCCCTCGTTGGGGCCGGTCGCGCGGATTCCGCCTGCTCGGGCGACGATGCGGCCGCACGTTTCGAGGAAGTGGGCGATGGTGGCGACGAGTTCGGGCTGCAGCCTCACCTCGTGCTGCGCCTTCTCGCAGGCGTCGGCCCGCGTGTTCAGGTCGGCGGCCGCGATGAGCAGTTGCTCTGCCTCAGTCATCGGGCGTTCCTTCGGGTGCGGGCCGGCATGAGGGAGTAGGTGGAGCCGTCGCGGACTTGGCGGGTGGCGATGCGCTGGCGCTCACATACCGCGCGGCGGCCGGTGCCGATCGCGTCGAGGAGTTCGCCCTTGCAGGCGGCGAGTTCGTCCTCGGCGGCCCATGCGGCGTCCTGCGCATCGTGGAAGCGGTCGCGGAGCAGGGTCGGGATCTCCACGTCGATGTCGTCCAGGCCGTCGGGCAGTTCACGGATCGCCTGGTAGGTCGCGGAGTGCCCGTCGATGTCGGGGCGTTCGTCGGCCGCGAGGGTGCGCATGAACCCGGCACCTGCCTCCCGCTGCATCAGCGCATCAGCGGGGTCGTAGTCGACGACGTACTCGCGGTACTCCGACCCGGCGATCAGTACCGCCACGTAGCAGCGGTGCACCCCGATCACGTCCATGTACCAGAGGCACTGGGCGCGGTAGTGGACGGGAACCTCTGCGGTCCCTTCCTCGCCCCAGCCTTCGGCGTCGCGGGCGGTCTTGGCCTCCAGCACGGCGTGCGGGACGGGCTGCTCGGGGGTGCAGATGAGCCGGTCGGGGTTGGCGATCTGCCACGGCCGGTTGAGGGCGGCGACGGTGGGCGAGTCGGTGACCTTGAGGTCCGGGTGCTTGCGGGCGAATCGGCGGCAGATCGCGGGCTCGTGCTCCTTCCCCCAGTACATTTCCTCCGACTCCTCGACGGGGCCGATAAGGCCCTTCTTGCGGTGCCAGAGGGAGAAGCGGGACTCGTGCGGGGACAGGCCCATCACGGCGGCGATCTCCGAGCCGCCGATCCCGGTCGCGCGGGCGGCGTGCCAGGCGGGCGAGCCGGGCTCGAACCATCCGAGGACGGTGGGGCCGGTGGCCGGGGCGGTGGTGGCCGCCCCGGCCGACGCGGTGCTGTTGGTCATGTGGCGCCACCTTCGTTGCAGGTGTGGGGGCAGGCGGCGCAGGTCTTGCAGTCCTCGCAGACGTCCATGGCGCAGTGGCCGCAGGGGAGTTTGGGGTGGGGTGCGGTTTCCATGCAGTCGCAGGTGCCGGGCCCGGGCGCGGCCGGGGTGGTGTTGTCCGGCCCGGCGTCGGCCATGCGGCGCAGCGTGTCGAGCGCGGCCTGGTCGTCGGCGGTGAACTCGTCGCCACGGGAGTGGATCTGGTCTTGGGCGAGGTCGAGGGCGTAGCCGAGCATGGCGCGTTCGGTCTCGGTCAGCGCGTCGCGGGCACTCATGCCGCACCTCGCTCGCGCTGCGAGGGCACGCCCTTCGGGGTGAGCCGGTCCACGACGCCAGCCGCTTCCCGCGCCAGCTGGTCCAGCTCGGCCCGGGACAGGTCGATCTCCGCCCGGTCCATGCCCGCGATGGTTTCGACGTCGCCGATCAGGTCGTCGATCTCGCCGTCGCCGGGGTTGGCGGAGGCGATCCGGCCGAGCTCTCGGAGCGCTTCGAGGAGGTGATTGCGGGGGTCGTCGTAGAGGGCCATGCCCAGCGTCACGAGGTCGCTGACGCGGAAGCCGTCACCCCGCAGGTACGGGGTGATGCCGTCGGCGCGGAGGCCGATGGTGAGGTCAGCGCGAGGCATCAGGCACCGCCCTCGGGGTAGAGCGCACGGAGCGTGGCGCACGGGTAGTCCTGGCAGCAGGCGATGCACGAGCCTTCGCTGTGCGGGCTGCCGTCCACCTCGTAGTGGATGGCCCGGATCGCCTCACGCAGAACGGCGGCGGGGTCCGGGGTCTTCGGGTGCGGCGAAGCGAGGATGTCCAGCCAAGGGAGGACGGACTGTTCGTCGTGCGGCTGGTAGGCGGCGATCTGCGGGTTGGCCTCAGCGGTAGCAGCGGCGAGGGCGAGCATCGCGTGGACCTGCGCCTCGGCGATCAGCAGGGCGGCCACCGGGTTGGTGTCGTTGTGCTTCGACGGGATGTTCCGCTGGTGGTCGAGCAGGCGCTCGGCTTCGCGGTAGTGAGCGGGTCCATTCATCGGGTTCCCCCAGTAGTGGTGTTGGTGCGGGTGGCGCGGCGGGCTTGCATCCGCGCGAGGATCAGAGCGGCGGGCGGCCGCACCCACTCGCGGACCCCCACGCCGACGTGCAGGCACGGGTGGGCCGCTTCCGGGATGCCGCACTCGGCGCAGCTGTAGGGCGTCAGGAACGGCGCCACGTAGCCGGGCGGGCGGATGCCTACTGCGGCGTCCAGCGCCTCGAACCAAGCGGCGACGTTGGGAGCGGTCTCGGCGGCCATCAGCGGCCACCTCCCCGCCGGAATCGGCGGGCGCGGGCGGTGTCCACAAGCCCCAGCACCACAGCGGTCACAACAGCCGTGCCGCAGATCAACGCCCACAGGGCGGCCAGGTCAGAGAACGTCCTCACCGGGCTCACCCCCAGAGGTGTCGGTCTTGGGGTGGACGACGCGGCGGGTGTGGAAGCGGCCCAGCTCGGTCAGGAAGACCACGGTCACGACCGCAGCCACCAGCTGCGCGGCGAGCGCGTGCGGCAAATCCAGCGGCAGGTGATCGATAGCCCACGCGGTACCGACGAGGGCTGTCACGGCGATCCCGTCAGCGATGAGGACGACAGTCACGCCGGCACCTGGCCAAACTCGGCCGTCAGCCGCGCCGGGCACGCCGCCGACAGATAGAAACGAACGTCCCGCCACGTCACGACAAGCACAGCCGAGTACCGCAGCTCGCCTGTCCCCTCACGGACGTACCGCAGCTCGTCGACATGGCCGCCCATCACCTGCTGGTACGCGGGCAGCACGGGCCGGACGTCGACGTCTTTTTCCTGCGCCGTTCCGGACAGGTAGCCGTCGGGGTGGATCGTCCACATCAGCCCGGGCAGGCTGGGGTTCTCCTGTGTCAGCTGGGCTAGTGCGATAGCCGGTCCGGCCTGGGGATTACGATGAGTGCTCACAGTGAGCCTCGCTTTCGGTAGTGAGTGGGGACTTGCTGGTGGGCCGCTCCGGGCCGGGCAGGTTAGGAGCGGCCCTTCACGCTGCAGGGGGTGAATGCCGGCGCTTAGCTGGCATGCCACGCTCAGGCGGCTTCTCTGACGGCCATCCGTGCGGGTGCGGATGTGAACACGGCCCGCAACTTGGCCCTCTGTTCCGGGGTCAGGGGTGGTGCCTCATCCACGACACGGCGGGCGGTGTCGACGACCGCGGGTCCGAGGCGGGCCTCGACGGCTGCCCGGTTGAACGGGCGGGGCGTCATGCGGCGCTCGCGGTGAGCCGGCGCGACGGGTTGGTGAGGGGTTCGGCTGTGAGCCACGCCTGCACTTCGGGGCGGTAGAAGAGCATCGGGTTCACGTCGCGCTGGGCTTCCAGCCATGACCGGACGTCGTCGCGGCGGTACAGGACGTCGCGGCCGAAGCGGGTGCCCTTGGGGCCGGTGCCGCGGTGGCGCATCATCCGGACCGCTTCGGGGCGCTTGTGGATGAGCTCTCCAAGTTCGTTGGTGGTGATGTAGGGCGAGGCGTTGGGCGTCTCGCTCATGGGGTGTCTCCTTTGGGTTCGATGTCGGCGATTTCGCAGCCGAGGGTGCGGGCGATGGCCGCCATGACCTCGGGGTTTGGGTTCCGTTTGCCGCGTTCGACTCGTGACAGGTGGGTGTGCGATACGCCGGCGGTGGCTGCGAATCTGCGTAGGCCGTAGCCGTTGTGTTCGCGTCGTCGCCGGATTTCTGGTCCATCGGCTTGCACGTAATGAAGGTACCCAACAACACGTAACGACGCAACGCTTTACTCAACATCACTTGTCGGTACTCAGCGAAGGTGCACGTGTACAGGTAAAAAAGGGAAGATCGTCGCGCGTGGCTGGGGCGGGGATCGCGTGACCGGCGAGACGTCCCTAACCTGGTGCCTAGCGGTGCCTATCGGTGCCTCGTCCGTGCGTCGTCCCGCCAACCGAAACCGGAGAACAACTCAATGAACCGCGACCCGCAAGCGTGGGCACGGCTCGGCCGCATCCTCAAGCAAACGCGAGAACACGCCGGCATCTCCCAGGACGAGCTCGCAACCAGGGCAGGCGTTTCCAACGCGAGCGTCCAATCCGCCGAATACGGCAAACCGCCCAAGGGACGCATGCCCCCCACCATCGGCAAGATCGCCCGCGCCCTAGGCTGGGGCCGCGGCGCGGTCGAAGCCGTCCTCGAAGGCGGCCAGCCCTCAGGTGAGTGGCGCGACATCTCGGCGCCGATGCCGTCGAAGCGCCTCGCCGCGATTTTCACCAACGCGATGATCCGCGGCACGGACACCATGACGGCCGCCCAGATCCGCACCGTCACCGAGATCGCAATCGATCAACTCCGGGAAGAAGGCTTCATCTCCGAGGAAGACACGGAGTGACGAACGGTCAAAACCCTCGGAAACGTGGCGGTTGAGGCATATGCTTCCCAGTCCCGGGGGCGTCCGCACCCGGCGAGGGGACTCCCATGCGCCTTGCATCTTCGATAACCAAAGCCGACCTCGGACCAGATGCGGCCGTGTTCACGACCGTTTCCGAGGGGCGGCTGATCGCCGTCGTCAACAGTGCCGCACCGACCGACCCCGTACTCCGGGCCGAGGCTGAGGGCGCGCTGAAAGCGGCAGGCTTCGACCCCGGGCACATCGCTGACGTGCTGTTTTGTCGCACCCTCTAAATAGGCTCTTCGTAAGGCTTCGCACTTGCGAATGCCGGACGAGAGCCTATCTGGCGTGGGATGCTGCACCCATGCTCGACACACTGCACATCCCCACCCGCGCCCTCATCTACTGCAGAATGTCGCGCGATCGCGAAGGCGCCGGCCTCGGCATCGACCGGCAACGCGACGACTGCGAACAACTTGCCCGCCACCTCGGCGTCGACATCGTCGCCGTCTACGAAGACAACGACCTGTCCGCCTACAGCGGCAAACCACGCCCCGACTACCAGCGGCTCCTCGACGACCTACGCGCAGGCCGTGCCGACACCGTCCTCGCCTGGCACACCGACCGCATCCACCGCTCCCCGGCCGAGCTGGAGGAGTACATCGACATCTGCGAACCACGGAAAATCCAGACTCGCACCGTGAAAGCCGGGCACCTCGACCTCACCACCGCGACCGGCCGGATGATCGCCCGACAGCTCGGCGTACAGGCCCGCTACGAGGTCGAGCGGATGATCGAGCGGCAGAAACGCAAGCGGGAGGAGATGGTCCAGCACGGCAAGTTCTTCGGCGGCCGCCGCCCCTTCGGTTACGCCGCCGACGGCATCACCGTCATCGACGACGAGGCTGAAGCCATCCGTGAAGCAGCCGCCGCGATCCTCGCGGGGGCATCCCTGCGACACATCGCGGCCGGCTGGAACCAGCGCGGCATACCGACGAGCACCGGCGGCACCTGGAAAGGCCCCGAGGTCCGCAGCATGCTCCTACGCCCACGCAACGCCGGCATCATCAAGCACCGCGGTGAAGAAGCCGGCCCCGCCATCTGGGCGCCCGTCCTCGACGAGCCACTGTGGCGGAGCATGTGCGCTGTCCTTGATGACCCAGGCCGGCGTACGGCGCCTGGTAACGAGCGCAAGTACCTGGGGTCGAATATCTACCTGTGCGGGCTGTGCGGGCAGACGATGCGCTGCTCAACCGGCAACAAGACCAAAGGCGGCGTATCGGTGCCGTCGTACAGCTGCCGGGCCAGCAAGCACCTCACGCGGCGCTGCGACCTGCTGGACGACTACATCATGATGTTGATCCTCGGTCGACTGTCCCGGCCGGACGCAGCAGACATGCTCGCTGAGCGTGAAGACCCCATTGATGTGCGCGGTGCGCAGCGCGACATGCGGGAGGCGCGGGAGACGCTGACCGAGCTGGCGCAGGAGCTCGGCGCAGGCGCGATGGACATGCTGGAGTGGCGTGCCGCGTCGAAGGCTGCTCGCACCCGTTTGAAGGCTGCGGAGAATGTGCTGTCGCGTGCGGTGGAGGTGAACCCGGTTGTCGGTCTCGTCGGCGTGGACGATGTTGAGGCTGCGTGGAATCGGCTTGGTCTGTCGCGGCAGCGGGCTGTGCTGGTCTACCTGATGGCGGTGACAGTGCGGCCGGCGCGGCGAGGACGGTTGCCGGGTGGGGTGTATTTCGACGCGGATTCGATCGATGTGGTGTGGAAGTGATGTGCTTCGCTTGGCCCGGGGTGGTGCGGCGGGGGCTGGGGTGGCCCGTAGGATCGGGCGTGTGTGCGGGGGAACAGCGGCGGATGCGAATGAGGCGGTGCGCCGGTATGTGCGGGCGCATGGTGACCGGCCGTGGACGGCGGTCGACCTCGAGCAGCTCGCCGAGCTGAGGCGGCTATGGCTGGAGGCTGAGCGGGGCCTCGCCCGGGCGGCGTAGCGCAGCCAGGCATGACGAAAGCGCCCCGCCTCCCGGAGGAGAGCGGGGCGTTGTTACTGATCTGGGAGCAGTTGGTAGATCGCTGGTAGGACAGGCTTCTGCCTCACCCGGCGCGGCGCCGTTCCGGGGGTAGCGCGGCCATAGACGTTGCTGTCGGCTCCGGAGCCGGTGCCCCATCCCTGCGGCACACCAGAGCGTCTGGATCCCACGACGGGACCTGCTGCGAGTACCCGTCCGGGCAGGTCTGCCCATCACGGCCGTCGGTCCCGTCCTGGCCGTCCTGCCCATCGGCGCCAACAGGACCAGCAGGACCCACAGGCCCAGCCGGCCCGGCAGGACCCACCGGCCCCGGGCTGCCGGCCTCCCCCGTCGTGCCGGGTGCCCCCGTCTGGCCAGGAGACCCGTCCTCCCCGTCCACGCCAGCAGGCCCCGACGGCCCGGCGGGCCCGGGGATGGGCACTGGCACCTCCACCCGGTCTTCCAGATCGTCCACCGCCTGCGTAGGATCCGGCGCCACCGGCGTCTCGCCCGCGGCCTGCACCTGAGCGCGTAGCGCCCGCACGTCCCCGGCGAGAGTGCCGAGGGCGTCACCACGCTTGTCGGCCTCTATCTTGGCGGCGGTGTAGTTCCGGTCGGCGGCGGCGCGGTCCGCGTCCACGCGGTTCCACAGTGCCCACGAGATGCCAGACAGAGCGACGATCGCGCACAGGACCGCGATGCCGCGCCAGTGCTGGACGATCGTGCGCTGAGTCCGTGTCAT